TAAAAATAGAAATGACGCCGCCTTCGCCTTGGAAAGAACTTAGCGAAGCAGAAATAATGAACAATAGAATAAACGCCGTTACTACCCTCAAAGGTTCAATGATAATGAGCGATTATGACTTGCTCACAAAGTACCTGAAGATCCCAGAAGATGAAGCAGAACGCCTAATTTCTAGAAACAAAATTCAGAAACTAGATGATCTAAAGATGCAAATTATAGGGCAAAATCCTCAGCTTATGGGCGTTGGGACACCAGGACAAGAGTCTGGAAATCCCGAGATGGGCACAGAAGCAGAAGGACCAAATCCTATGATGGAGCCAGGATCAGAAGGACAAGAAGGAAGCGAACAAAGTCCAGAAATGCCAGAAGAACCCTCTGAGGATTCAGAAGAAGATCAAGGCATAGAATTAGAAAGTCCTTCTGATGACGACATTAAAAAATATGATTTAGGAATTCAAGATTATGATCAAATAATTGACGATGAAGAAATAGATTGGAGTGAAGAAGATTAAATCTCTCCAGTTCCAAAATTATTATCAGAATAATTTTTGGCTATAACATCATTTTCTTCTACGTCTTCGTTATTTTCTAAATCTAATAAAATCTGTCTAATGTCTGGATCTTTTTGTGATAGTTTATCAAAAAAGTCTTTAATTTCAGGCTTATATCGCTTCCATGCCATTTCCATTAATTTATTTAAATTGTCTTCGAGATTTGAATTTTCAAAAATATATTGTTTAAAAGTTTTCATAATAAAAAAAAATTTATTTGCAGGTGCATACTATAGATATAGTGTATTTAGAATTTAAACACTAATTTGTTTCAAACAATTTAAAAGTTCTAACGAACTATTAAAGCAACTGCTTAGGAGTATTTAGCTATGAAGAGAAAACTCATTGAATTTGATGTCTTTGAAAGAATTAAAAAAGACTCACTCTCTACAGCCCAAAGAGAACTTGAAGAGGCGTCGTCTTATTTAGCAAAAGCTTTGAACTTAGAATCATTAAGCTTAAATTGCTATGGACCAGAAGATGTAATATTTGAATCCATTGATGGATCATATGTTCATGCCAATTATAAAATCGATAATGGATACGTTCAATTTGACAACGTACAAGAATTAATAATAAACGAAGAATCAGAAAGAGCTAAGTCCCACGAAACTCTTTCAGAAATGCTAGATTGCCTTATTGAATCTAACGAACAAAAAGCAGAAGAACTTTTTGAAGAATGGATGGGACTTCCAGGAACTAAAAAGGTCTTCACAGAAGCCAGAAAGAAAAGAGTTGTTCCAATTAGAAAAAATGGTAAAGCAACAGGCAAATATCGCATTGCTTACTGGAACACCACTCCAAAGCATCACCAGAGTTCTTCTACCAAACTAAAAAGATCAAGAGGCAAAATCAAAGCCAATAAAATGAGATCGGACTCCAAAAGAAAATTCATGGCTATGAATAGAAAAAGAGCACATGCTGCTTTAGGACACATGAAAGAATGGCACGTTCTAGCCGAAAACGTATTTGGATATGTAGATTACTACGAAAATGGTCCAGTACTACAAAATTCAACAGCAGCAAAAGATGACTCTGGCAATATCGTCTCTGTTAGAATTCCTAGCCAAAAAATTAGAAATGAAGCTAAGGTTCTTCAATTCAATTGGAAAACAATGCAAACAGACGTTGTCGTAAAGAGAAATTCTTCAAAGAATATTAGTGAAGATGTTAATTTTGCAAAAGAAATTGACGAAATCAGAAAGCAAAACGCTCTTTCTAACGACAAGGGATTGCAAGAATCCGTAGAGAGAACTGCTAGTAATTGGCCACAAGTTATTTATCTAACTCAATCCGAACTTTCAGAGCAAGTCAAGAAAGCACTAACTTTTGTTGGAGCTAAGAATTATGATGATTCAACATGCGAATTTATTGCAGAAGGATTATTGAGAACAGCTTATGATCTTTTCGGTGAAAGAGTAAGTAAAATTATAAATCTATCAGGATCACAGATTACAGAAAACGCAAATGATAGATATTCAGAATTCAAAAATATAGTTGACTCATACTACAAGACTTTAGATGAATCTACATCTTTAGAAATGCAAGTTTTTGTTGATCTATATGAAGCACTAAGAACAGTTCATGAATTTGCTAAAGAAGACGAAAATATAGAAATGGCAACAGAAGCATCTGAATATCTTGACGAACTGCTATCAGTTATCAAGCAAGATTCCAAGCCATCTTTAGAATTGGCTTCTGAAGCTGCTTCTTGGCTATACGACTTAGTAGAAACAAATCTAGAAGGCTCTGAATGGAACGAAATGACACCAGTAGTTTCTGCTACTGGCGAGCATCCAGATGTTTCCAGAAAAGCAAAGATGAGCTACACGCCAGCAAGTGATTTTTCAGGAGATTACGGCAGTGTACCTCCAGCAAGTCAAGGTAAGGGAATGGATAGCAGCATAGCCGACGAATTGGCCAACAGAGGACCAAGCAACGAAGGCGGAAACGATACCTATCCAAGCCTAGACAACCCATATCTCCTCAAGAGCGGAGAATACAGGATAAAAGGCGAATCAGATGTAGATTCTGATTCGGGACAACTAGCTCATTGGGGAAGTTCGGAAACTTGGCCCAATTTGCAAAATCCATATGTAAAAGCAGGTTCAGTTGGCAAGGACGTAGAATAAACTTTAGGAGGTGGTCATGAAACTTTTATTGGAACATGATTCTGCCCCTGGGACAGTTTATGAAAACAGACTGATTCTTGGAGGTGGTTGTTACGCAGTCTTGAATGAAATGGAACTTCACGAAGCTTCCGGCTCCAGCGGTGGCATAGTGAAATTCAAAGGAAAATTTCAAGAAGCAGAAAAAGTAAATAAAAATATGAGAATGTATACTTTTGAAGTTCTTAACACAAATGTTAAGTCTTTACAAGAATGCATTTCAAAAGGGGGTCTAATTGGAGAATTAGACCATCCAACAGATTCAATCATCCATTTTACTAACGCTTCTCACAAGGTGACAAAACTTTGGTGGGAAGGAAAAGTACTAATGGGCGAAGGTATTATACTAAACACCCCTTCTGGCAAGATTCTAAAATCATTAATTAATGATGGAGTTAGAGTCGGAATCAGTAGTAGAGGTGTTGGTAATGGCAAAGTGAATGAAGAAGGCATACTAGTTATAGGCGAAAGTTATAAACTTATAACCTTTGATGCAGTTGCTGACCCAAGCACTTCGCAAGCTTTTCAAGAGCGCGTAGTCTCTAAAGAAAGTACGGATTCTATTCCTGTGTCACTAGAAAATTCATTTGAAAAAAATGAAAGTAGCTGCATACATAAATTCAACAAGGATCTTATTATTGCGGCATTTAGTGGCATTGTTCAAAAACAAGCCAATGAAATCAAAGCGAGGTTGAGCTAATGGAAAAAATTGTAGAGGCGTTGACAAAATTACTACCCCAAGATGCTGTTACTGAGGTATCAGAGGCAGTAAAAACAGAGCTTGAGAAAGCAAAGCAGGAATGTGAGCAGGAGTTCAACTCCAAGCTCGAAGAAGCCTATGCCGAACTTTCTAAAGAGCTAAAGTCTAATGAAGAAACAGCATTGAAAGGTTATCAAGAAGCCTATGCTATCATCGAAGATCTTCGTAAGCGTATCGAAGTTCAGCAAAATGAATTCGAAACCCAAATGGAAGAAGGCTACGAAGAAGCATATCAAATGCTACAAGGCGAAAAAGCTAAAAACGAAAATATTGAAGTTGAAATGTACGAACAGTTCAACCAAAAACTCACAGAAATGAAAGAGTATATGGTTGATAAAGTCGATGCATTCTTGGCCTACAAAGGACAAGAATTGTACGAAGCTGCTCGTCGTGAAATTGTAAATGATCCAAGAATGGCCGAACAACGCGTCGTTCTAGACAGAGTTGTTGAATGCGTATCAGAATATATTTCTGACGAAGATTACAACAATGTAGTTAGTTCCAAGTTGACTGATGCCGGGAAGAAGATTGAAGAACTCAAGAGTCAAACAAAGATACTTGAAGCTCGTAATATTAGACTCAGCACAGAAAATAATAAACTCAATGAGTCTGTTCGTAAGGCCGAACATGTCCTTAATGAACAGGTCAAAGAAGAAAAGAAAGAAAGAGCAGAGAAAGCGAAGAATGCGCAGGGGAGAGGACGTACTGTCAACGATCCTGAACTTGTTGCCGAATGGAGTAACAATAAGTCAACAGAAAAGAAAAAGGATACAGTTGACAACACTTTAGTAGAAAGCCTAGATCCAGAATTCTTGCATCAGATGCAAGTTCTTGCTGGAACCAAGGCTAGCGAATAATCTTTAGTATAACCAAGGAGAATTAAATTTTATGCAAGCAAATGCCAAATTTTTGAATGAAGCAAAAGAGCTTGAATCTCGTTGGGCACAAACAGGTTTGCTAGAGAACATCAATGACAAGTACACACGTTCTTGCACTGCGGTTCTTCTAGAAAACCAGAGGCTCATCAACGAGAGTTCAACAGACAGTGGCGACGTAGCCCAGTTTAAGAGAATATCAATCCCTCTTGTAAGAAGAATATATCCACAACTTATTGCCAATAAAGTTGTGTCCGTTCAACCATTGCTCGGACCAACAGGATTGGTGTACTACCTCAGATTCCGTTACGGAAGCAACAAGGGCAGTGTTCGTGGAGCTTCAAAGAGCGGATTCCCAACAGATGATGCAAACAGCTTACAACAACTCGCCTCTGGCGATGGAAACCTAAGCGTTTACTACTCGCATCAGTTTGTTCAGAACGAAACACAGAGTGATGCAGGTGGCGACACAACATCAACATTCGTTCTAGAACACACGCCAGTTCTTGCTGGCACTATGACTGGTAGTGTTTATAACGGAGCTACATTGACCGATACATTCGTTGTTGATCAAGGCGGAAGCTTTACATTCACAACAGTTGATCACGGTTCACAGTACGCTTTAGCAGGTTCTTTGGAATTGACAAATGGCGAACTTGAAATTACTTGGAACTCAGATCCAGGTGCAAACTCAGTTGTTATTTCTTACGAATATAACATGGAATGCAACCAAGATCTTCCAGAAGTCAATCTCGTTATTGAATCAGAAGAAATTGCAGCCAAGACTCGCAAGCTAAAGGCTGTCTGGAGCTATGAGGCCCAACAGGATCTCCGCTCACAGCACAACCTTGATGCCGAAGCCGAACTAACTGCCGTTCTTGCTCAAGAAATCAATCTTGAAATTGATCGTGAAGTTCTCGGTGATCTTCGTAACAATGCTGGTACAG